TTAGTGTACGAAGCATAATCTTTTGCTGCCCCGTCTCCTAAATTTATTAATACTGTTTTGCGCTGATCCTCTATTCGAGACAATAATAGCTCTAGCGATTGATCCATGGTTTACTCCTGAGGTTGTTGATTCCTTTGTTTATTTTGTACAGCTTGTATACCAAGCTTAGCGCCTTCCATAATCTGTTTAGCTTCTAGTTCTTTATTAGCCATCACAGTGTCAGCACCTAAATTAGCGCCTGCAATACGTTCTTGTGATTCAATACGCATTTTATCAAGTTCAAGTCTTTGTTGCTCTGCTTGAATATCAGCCATAGTTTTTTGTTGTTTAATTTGCAAGTCTTGAGCTTTAAGTTGTAACTCTTGTTGTTGCATTTGTATAATCGGATCTTGTTGCTGTTGTTGAGCTTGTTCTTGTTGAGCTTCAGAAGCAGACTTAGCAGCAAGTTTCTTAGCAGCTTCAGCCATAACCTTAGATAATTCAAACTCTATATCTTCTGGTAATGTTTCATCAGGTTTAGGTAATGGAACGCCTAATTGTTCTTCAAGTTGTTTTCTATATTCGAATGCAACGTGCTCGTTGATATGTGCCATAGCTGCTGCTTGAATTGCGCCTGCTTGTGGGTTCTGTCCTACCATTTGTAGAATCTTAGGGTCTTGCATAGCCATCATGTGCACTTGAATATGAGCCTGATGGTCTTGATAAATAAATGCTTTAACAGGTTTACCATTGATGATATTCATATTTTCAGATACAGGATCTTTTGGTGTTTGGTCATCAGATGATGGAATAAGTTTGTTAATATTCTTAACTCCAAGCACTTCTAACATTTGTTTATTAAGTTCTACTTGATCATAGATTTGTGGATTAGCTTGAGCCATTTGCATTACAGCTTGATACTGAACGACTTTCTGTGACATCGTTGCAGCATTAGGATCGCTCACTGGAATAACATCTACGTTATCATAATCAGATTGTTTAGCGCGTCTATTACCTACTTCAGGTTCATATGAATACTCTGTTGGAGTATAGTCACGAATAATACCTTTAAGTAATTTAAACTCTTGCTTCATTGCGTAGTAAATACGTGCTTGAACTGCACTCATTACTTTGAGAGTTCTTTCTAGAATTGCTAGTGTAGTACCCACTGGAGAGTTAGCAGACATATCTGATACTTTCATATCAGCAGCAGAAGCAAAACGTCGTCCTTCTTCAATGATTTGATTCATTAATTGGTTAAGAACTTGGCTTGGTTCTTTATAAGGTATCATCAAAATGTTGTCACGAATAGCGCCACTTGGTACATCTACATCTCTAAATTCACCTGGAGAAATCGGAGTGTCATCCCCTTTAATGCGTAGCCCACGAGACTTGAGACCGCCAGGAAGATTAGATAATGTACCTGCATCGACTAACTGACGAAGAATCATCGTACCTGATTTAGCAAATGCGCCAATTAAGTGAATTAAACCAAAACAGTAAAAACCAAAACCAGGAATGTAGCCGTAGTGTACAAAGTGTTGACGCTTAGCTTTTAATTTATCATCTGGATTCCAATTACGTCGAATAGCTAATATAGTACCCGTACCTTTTTCAATTGTTATTACGTAAGGTAATGCAATCCCATCTTCACTATCACCATTTTCCAAATCAAGATTAACATGCATCTCTAAGATTTTATATCTGTCATCTTCTGTTGGATTAAATCCTAACTTCTCTGCAATTTTCTTTTCAGCTTCATCAATATCTGAATACGGTTCACCTAAATCTACGTCACGATAAAAACCTGCTACTTGTAATCTATGCAATTCATTTTTTGTTTTACGCATGACATGTGTCACACGCTCTGCTGTTTCTAAATTAGATGCACCGTAAGGCACTACAATATCTTCTGAAGGAACATACATTGATACTTGACGTTCCATGTTAGGATCGTAGTAAACTTTTTTAAATGAGTTACCAGATAAACCTAAACCCCATAGCATGCGTTCATGTTCAGGTCTGTACTCAGGCATCATGTCCGTGAGCTGATAGTTCATATCATCTTTTACACGTTCAGCAGCGTCTTCTTTTTCTTTTGTTTGCTTACCGATGATTACTGTTTTAACTGGGCCTGCAGCGGGGAATGTCTCCATCATAGTTTCAGCTTGGAACTTAACCAGCGCTTCTGTCATCAAGGGGTGGTACACATTGCATGCGCCGGGCCACGGTTCTGTTCTGTCTTCTACTTTTAGACCTAGTAACTCTAAGCCATCTACATAAGTAGTTAACCAATCTTTTCTTGAATTAATATCAGCATCATACTCACCTAGTAAATCACCTGACAACTCAGTCAACTGCCCTTCATTCATATCGTCTGCTAAGTTTGCATTGAATTCATCACCGGCAACATCTTTACCAGGCACAATAGTAATTTCCATGCTACCGTCATCAAGCGTTACACTTTCTGGGTTTTCAATCTCAATAGAAAGATCTGGTTGGCCCATCGCTAATTCTTCTAGGCCTTGAGGTGCTTGACTTATACTTTTATCTACGTTAATTGCCATATGTTATCCTTAAATTGCATATAATCTGTTTCGAGAACTTCTAAATCCTGGTATATCTTCAGGCTCATCACTTGGTAATCTAATAAACCCACCTTGTCTAAATCTCATTAATGCAAGTGTTGTACTATCTACAAGGTCATCATTAGCACCACTTGGAAAATCATTACATTCTTCTATGACTTCTTTAGCCCATCGTCTATCAGGTGCCCATACTATGCCACTTCTAAATAAATCAGACACTGCATTGACCCGACTAATCTTATCTTGTCCTTTACCTGGTGTGAATTCACCTACAGGAATGCCCATACGTCTAAATTCTTGGTATAAGGCTGCACCATTAGATTTCTTTTCTACTAAAAACGAATCAGGTTCCCACTCTTTATACTCTTCTATACATATTTCTTTGAGTTCAGGAAACTCTAATCGTTTCTTAATTGAATTTAACAGTATTATATTATAGTTATTGGTTTCTTCGTTAAAAAAGACGCCCCAAGTGGTGAGCGCATTGTAGTCCGCTCTATTATTCGCCTCCTGGGCAGCATCTAAACTCATAATTGTAAATTCACAGTCAGGTGGATCTTCTTCTTCCCATATATTCCACCATTCTCTTTTAATTAGCGCACCTTCTTCTGATACTGGATTCTGTAAATACTGTGAGTTCCAATATCTTACATCTAACGCTGCTTTCTTACTTAATAATTCTTCTAAACTCCAGAACTCAGGCCATAAAGGTTTCTCAGTTCCGTCTTTATCTTCAACTATAGCTGGAAACTCAACCACTTCCCACTGATCTACTTCGTCATTCTTAACCATCTGGTTTACAATCTGACCTGTCAGATCAAGTTTAGACCAACGTGTCATTACTACAATAATCGCACCGCCCGGCATAAGACGTTGTAATGGGCCAGACTGAAACCACTCCCAAGCAGGCAGAAAAACATCCGCTCTACCCAACTTGGCGTCTTGCTCGGAATGTGGATCATCAATGATAAACAAATCAGCCCCGCGACCAGCGAGGGCACCACCAACACCAATTGCGAAATATTCCCCATTAAAATTTGTACCCCATCTTGATGCCGATTTACTATCAGCTTGTAGTTCTACCGCCGGAAAAATATCCTTATACGCATCCGAGCCCACCAGATTACGGACACGACGACCAAAGCCAACTGCCAGATCAGCTGTGTGAGACGCCATAATAACCTTTTTGTGAGGAAATTTACCAAGGAACCATGCCGGCGCAAGATAGGATATAAGTTCCGATTTTCCGTGACGTGGCGCAATGTTAACGATAACTCTTTTTTTCTTTCCTGCAGCAATATCCTCAAATATCTTAGCCAACCTCGCATGATGCGCTCCTACCATATAACCTGGATACACGTGTTGTATGAATTCTAAAAAACTTGTACTCCCTACATCTTGTACTATCCTACCACTCGTAGCCTCCACCAGCATGTCGACTAGTTCGGCCTCTTCTTTTTCTAATAACTGTTTGTGAGCCGCTAGAAAGTTAATAAGTGATAGTATTCTTTTTTCTTGTTCTTTCTTAATCTCTTCAGGTGTTAACTTTTTTTGTACATTACTCACCATTATTTACAATCTCACCTTCAACGTTTTTTTCTTCTAGTCGTTTTTGGAGTTTAGTTACAAGTGTCTTTAATCTATCTTCTATATCATCCATCGACATATTCTTATGAACCACTTCAGTATGTTTTTTAAATGCATCGACCCCATCTACCTCGCCAATTGCCCGTAGTGCTGTAATTCGTTCTTTAGATTTGTCTGACATAGTGGCTTCCTTAATAAGTCCGTTGATTACGAAGGTTTTTAAGTCTTTTAAATTATCTACTACACTAGCATCTAGCTCTGCTACCATACCTGCTAAAGACGCTAAGGTATTATTTTTGTATTTTCTTAGTTGAATTTTAGTTTCAGGATGCTCAATCATTTGTTTAGCTATCGTTTTTGCTTCATCTATGTCTTCTACTGTAGGATTTATGTCTTCTCCATTAAGGTCAGCTATAAGTTTTATGGTGTTTGCCATCATTTCTAGCTCTTCTTGGTTAGATAAATCAGGTAGGGCTTCTCTAACGTTCTTAGGAATGGGTATGTTTTCTTCTAGTGGGGGTACAATAACGACGTCGGACTCGTTAAATGCTTGATTTTGTTGAATTTCTTGTGTTTGCATGGGTTGCTGTGTCACCTATGATATTAATTTTGCAGCTAATTCGACTATTTTATACTACTTTGGGTTTTAGCCGCAACTTATTTAGTATAATAACCATATGAAAACCACGTTAACTAAGAAGAACTTAGAGATACTGTACAACATGGCGTGTAAGCTGCCGCCTTTTAATAAACTCCCTATGCCTAAGTCCGACAAAGTTAAGTTCCGTGTTATTAAGAACCCTACTATATATGGTTGCTTTGATGAAGTTGATATGGCAATTGAAATAAGTTCAGGTTCTTGTGGTCACTTCATTACAATCTTTCAAACCCTCCTCCATGAAATGGTTCA